CGGACATGAAAGGAATTATTAAATTTAAATATTACGATATAGTTACCAAACAATTTGTTAATGATTTTCCAGAAGATTTTAAAAAATTTTTAGTTAATGAAGAAGAGGATTTACTTCCATCATGTGATACAGAAAATCAGACAGATTTGCTAGTATGGTTAAGCACAGTCGTAATGGGTTTTAAGAAAATGAAGAAATCACAATATTCAAATAATAGTTTAAGAAGCGAGGATATAGAGTTTATAAGATTAAATAACCCTTTTCATGCGCAAGTGGAGGAAGAAGAATTACCTTGCATAAACAATTTAAACATGGAGTTCATCGTTAAGCAGGAGGTTTTAGTTGAAAGTTATTTTGATTATATGTTGGGCATTTGTAAGGATTTATTTGCCGATTTTTTGTCAATTCTACCAAATTTCGCGATTACGAATTTTGATTTTAAAAAGGAAGTAGGTATAATTTCAGTAGCAATGTTTTTAGGGATTTTAGTTACCAGTTTAGTTTATCATGTCAAAAATTTTGTAAAGGAAGGTGGTATGGTTAGTTTGAATACTGTAGAAAACGTTAAGAATATTGCAGATAATTTTGACAGTTTAGATTTTAAAATGATGCACAGTTTATTACCAAAGATATCATCACAAATGTTTGAAATAGACATGACTTATGTTGAAAAAGGAGTAGTCCATGTAATTAAGTGTCATAGTTTAATATCGGGAAGGAAAATTTTGGTACCATACCATTTAGTTTTAGATAGAGTTATGCAGATCACGATTTATGGAGATAGAAACAAAAATTACCGTATAGTCGACCACTCACCAGTTTCGGTAGTATATGTTAATATAGATAATGACGTCGCAGTTGTTTCACTTAGTGATGGTTATCCTTCACCTTTTCCCAAATTAGCAAGCTGTTTTCAACCTTGTTATGATCAAGTGGTAGGTATTGTTTTTCCAGAGAAGATTATTAAGTTAGAAGGTATTTTATTAGATATAAATAGCGTTGGACCTATTGTTTATCCAATTGGTACAATAAACAACAAAATAGAAGACCCAGTTGCCTATAAAGATTTACACTTTGCAGGTATGTGTGGAACTTTGTTAGTTACAAGTCAAGGTATGTTAGTAGGAATGCATGTTGCAGGTCATGATTCGAAGAGTATTGGAGCATCACTAAAATGGTCTAGGAAGTGTAGAGAAGATTTATTTGACGTTTTTTCCAGTGTAG